ATGCCTTACAAGCCGGGTGAGACCTACGCGGCCGGGCAGGGCGTGCTGGGCGCTGATGGCATCATTTACCAAGCCACGCAGAATGTGCCGGTTAACACGCCACCGCCGAACATCACTTACTGGCTGAGCGTGGGCCAGGCGGTGGCCACGGCCGTGGGTCTGGCGTCGCGAGTGCAGACCGTTGAAACGAAGGTTACGTCCATCGAGGGCGTCAACACCGCCCAGTCGCAACAGATCACCAGCAGCGTGCAGTCGCTCGGTAATCGTGTCACAGATGCCGAGGGGAAGCTCACCAGCCAAGGCTCTGCCATTACGGCGATCAACACTGAGCTGGCCGGTAAAGCCAGCAGCACCACGGTGCAGGCGCTGAGCAACACAGTCACGCAGCAAGGCCAGGATATAAAGGCGCAAGGCCAGGCCATAACAAGCGTGACGGCGAGCCTCGGAAACTCGGGCGGGCAGAACCTGTTTTTCAACCCGACGTTCAACAAGGAAAGCGCGTCTCTCGGCACTGCCGAAGGTTGGATCACGGATTCAGGCGCGTCAGATGGCACCGGTGTGCCTTCGATCGTGCCGTCTTGGCTGGTCAGCTCCGAGAAATCCCAGCGCCTTGACGTTACTGGCCTGAACCTCTCAAACAGTTATCGCGGCATCAGAGTCTCACCTGCAAGCTACCGGCCAAAGGTCACAGCAGGTAACTCAGTGGTTGCGTCGTGCTACGTGCGTGCCACTGCGGGATTGGCGTTCAAGATATTCATCCAAGGGGTTAACGCTGCGGGCACCGATGCTGTGACTGTTTCGGGTCCTCTAATCGTGGCCACTGGCGGCACTCAGCGAATTGTCTACGACTACCCGAACCTGCCGGCCGGGACTGCCTCTGTGCAGGTCTACTTCCGGCTGTATGGTTCGGACACTGTCAGCGCGGGCTTTGCAGAGTACACGCGGGCTCAGCTTGAAATAGGCACCACGCTCAGCGGCTGGAAAGACAACAACGCAGTGTTGGGTGCCGAGCAATCGGCGACGTCGTCAGCAGTGGCGGCGCTCAACTCCAGCGTAAGCCAGCAGGGTGCCACGATCATTGCTCAGGCATCCAGCATGCAGGCGTTGCAAGCGTCCTACAGGGACGACGATGGGGAAGGCGAGCTGGCTGACGCATTGAAGGGTTACAACAGCTCGGCCAGCATTGTGCAGGAAGCAACGGTTAGAGCCACTCAGAACGAGGCAACAGCTCGCACCGTTACGCAACTGACCGCTTCGGTTGGCGAAAACACTGGGCGGGTCACGGAGCTGAGGGAGGTCGTCACTACCAATCTGGCGTCGACTGCTTCGTCTATTCAGCAGCTTTCTGCCTCTGTCGCTTCTGCAAATGATGCGACCACGAAGAACACGGTAGCGATCCAGCAAACGGCTACCGCCTATGCGGACACAGCCGGAAAGTTGGCGGCTATGTATACCGTCAAATTGCAAGTCAACGCCAACGGCCAGTACGTCATGGCGGCAATCGCTGCAGGGATAGAGAACGTTGGCGGGGTCCTGCAAAGCCAGATTCTTATGTCGGCTGACCGGTTTGCGCTGGTGAATACCTTGGCGGGCGGTGCCATATCGACACCGTTCGTTGCCCAGAACGGCCAGCTGTTCCTCGGTCCTACCTTCATCATGGACGGCACGATCACCAACGCCAAGATCGGCAGTTTCATCAGCTCGACCGATTATGTTTCCGGGCAGCGCGGATGGATCTTGCGCAAGGATGGAACGCTAGAGATCAACGGCTCAGGCGCTGGCGGCGGCAGGCTGGTGGTCACCAATCGCTCGGTGCGTGTCTACGACACAAACAACGTCAAGCGCGTGCAGCTCGGAGATCTCAGCGAATGAGCAACGGAATGATGGTATGGGGCGCAGATAGTGCGCTCCAGCTGGATGAAACGTCATTTACGATTCGGGTTGTTTTGTCGACACTTGTTACCTTCTCTGGTGCAGCAAAGACCAGTCAGGACTTTGCTGTGCCGGGAGTGGGGCCGGGTAACGGTGTCGCAATAGTCATACCGTCTGGCACTTACGACAACAATCAAAGACAGCATGAGACGGAGCTGGTTGATGGGGTTGCGCGAGTCTACAACCACACCAGAACCTATGGATCAAGCACTGTATCCTCCGGGACTATGAGGCTGATTGTTATGAGGTTTTCATAATGGCGGATGCATATGGCCTGGAATTTTCCAACAACAGCAATGTGGTAGTTCTCGATTCTCAATATGCGCGGTTGATGGTAATTGCTTCTGGGCGTTACCAGCCGACCGAGGAAAGCGGGCTTGGCTCGACCACCTACTTTCCTCGGCCAGTTACCTCGCAAGAGCCGCCTCTGGTTTTTGTGCGTCCGGACACCGTTAATGCAATTGCAGGTCTATGCCTTATGCGCCTGGTGGGTTCGGCTGGCAACTGGACCGGCTTTTATGTCCGGGCCTATGACGTGAACACCGCTCAACCCAATGGACGGTATTTCGTCGCGCAGTTTGCGGCGCAGCCGGTAGCGGATTTTGGCATGCGTCTATGGGATGGCGCGACTAACCTGCTATTTGATTCGGGTACGCCGAGTGCCAATTTCACTCGTTCATTCCAGTCCTGGACTCATGAGAAATTCGATTACTCATCGCAGAACCTTGTGAGGGTTTATTATTCAGTGCCGTTCAACTTTCCCGAGAATGAGCATCTTCTGATCAACTCATTTGGCATGGGGCTAAACTCAGGTAGTGCTATAGCAAGGGCGCTATATTGTTGGTGGGATTTTCCGAACAATAAGCTTTACGCGATCACTGTTGCAGCTTCAAATCCTACAGCATTCTTTCTACCGGCAGTCTTCGCAAAGATGAATGTCTGATCGTCACAATTTAATTGAGTACTGACTATGCCTTGGTATAAGACCGGGACGGTTTCCGTTACCCAAAATTCAAACGCGGTGATTGGCACCGGCACTGCGTTCATCGCAAACAGCCGGGTCGGCGATGGCTTTCGTGGGCCTGATGGCGGCTGGTATGAGGTGACAAACATCGCCAGCAACACCGCGATGTCGATTGCGCCGAACTATCAGGGGGCGACCAACAACGCGGGCGGCTATGCGCTGGCTCCGCTGCAGGGCTACGTCAAGGATTCCGCTGATGCACTCCGGGCGCTGGTCAACCAGTTCGGCTCCACGCTGGCGGTGCTTGGCACATCTGGTACGAGGGAAGGTGTGCGCGCGGCGCTGGCTGCGGCAGCCAGCGGGAACAACAGCGACATCCTTTCCCTGTCGGGCCTGACGACTGCCCTTTCAGTTGAGCAGGGCGGCACTGGCAAGAAGACTGCGGGCGAAGCAATCCAGGCTCTTGGTGGTATCCGCATCGGGGTAGGCAACTCATCCATAGGCACAAGCCTTTTTTCTGGGGCACCGCCCGGTATAGCTGCAATCAGTTCTTCTAATAACGACGGCAATACAGCTTTACGGATTGGTAACGGCAACAACAATAACGCGTCTGCGGTCATGACCTTTATTCGGGATGGATCATTTGGGCTTCACTTAGGTATCGATACCGATAATAAATTTAAGATTGGCGGGTTTTCGATGGGTGCTGTAGCTCGAGCGCTATACCACGAAGGCAACTCGGTGGGAACTGTCTCACAGTCAGGAGGCTTGCCAACAGGCGCTATAATAGAAACGGGTAATTTAAACGGCGGAACGTTCACAAAGTATATGGGCGGCACTATGATTTGCCGAGGGATATCGCCAAATCCCATGGCTGCTAGTCAGGGGGGTGGGCCGGTCTTCTACTCGGGTGGTGTTTCTTTCGTGTTCCCTGCACCGTTTGCTGTTGTTCCTGCGGTAACGATGCAGGCAATTACGTCCAACGGTTATTTTTGTTGGGGTGCATCCGACGGTAGCGCAACCTCTACCGGTATTATCGGTAGAGTTGTATCGCCGTCAAATACTGCGTCCTCATATCTTTGCTACATAGCTATTGGAAGGTGGTTCTAATGATTATTAAACTTGCACCACAGCGCCGGGACGATACCTTGATTGTCGAGAAAGCCGGGGCCGTGTTGATTCTGAATGGAGAGACGTATGACTTTTCCGCTATGTCGGCTGGCTCGACATTACCTCGATCTGCAATTTCTTCTGAATGGTTTGCGGGTGACGTTGAGTATGACAGTGATCTGACTGTCCACATCATTATGCCTGTTCCAGCCAACTACAGCCCTGAACAGGCATACCCCGTAGATCTTGTAGAGGTCCCTGACGGTATTGTGCAACTCCCCAAGCCTTTACCAGAAGTGCCCTCGCCGATATTTTTAATCAACGAGGTCTCAGGCCAATGAGCAACATAGACTGGTCCCAGCTGATCACCCGAGAAATGAAAGATGCCGCGACCGCTGCGCGCATCCTGGTTGATGCCAAGGCAGTGCTAAACAGCAAAAACAGCGCAGCGGCTTCTCAGATCGCCCGCATTCAGGACCGCATTGAAACGCTGGGCTACGGAATCGAGGCCGGAGAGGCAACCGAGCAGGAAGAGGCCGAAGCGGCTGCACTCGCGCCGGTTCTCAAGGCATGGAAAGCCTACAAGTTCGCGCTGGGAAAGGTCACGGCGCAGCCAACTTGGTATCAGGCACCGGTCTGGCCGGTCGCACCCGCCACCCCTGAAATCGCCGCCGCACCGATGATGCTTGACGAACCGGCTGCCTGACAGACGCCGAAGCCAAATCGCCCGCCACTGCGCGGGTATTTTTTTGTCTGGAGAAAACCGAATGCCCATCACCACGCAGCAGCTGCTGCAGATCCTTCCGAGCGCCGGCCAGAAAGCCGGCGTTTTTGCACCCGTCCTCAACACGGCGATGAGCAAGTACCAGATCGTCACGGTGCCACGCATTGCGGCGTTCATTGCTCAGGTCGGCCACGAGTCCGGTCAGCTGCGTTACGTGCGCGAGCTGGGCGGCAGCGCCTACCTGTCGAAGTATGACACCGGCAAGCTTGCTGAACGCCTGGGCAACACACCCGAGGCCGATGGCGACGGCCAGCTGTACCGTGGGCGGGGCCTGATCCAAGTGACGGGGCGTGCCAACTACGAGGAATGCGGCGAAGCGCTGGGCCTGGACCTGATCAACCATCCCGAATTGCTCGAGCTGCCGCAGCACGCCGCGATGTCGGCGGCATGGTTCTGGCACCGGGCCGCGCTCAATACGCTGGCAGACAAGGGCGAATTTATCCAAATCACCCGCAAAATCAACGGCGGCACGAACGGCCTGGCTGATCGGCAGGAGCTGTACGGCCGCGCATTAAAGGTGCTGGCGTGAAGGTCGTGCCGTGGCGGGCGGTTGGCGCACTGCTGATCCTGCTGGCGCTGGCCGGTGCCCTATACGTCGCATACCGGCACGGCGTCACAGTCACCGATCTGGCTTGGCAGGCGAAGTGGGCTGAGCAAGTCAGCGCCCAATCCGAAGCGGTGGCCACCACGACCACCGAGTACCGAACCGAAGAGCAACGCCGCCAGAAAGCGGCCAACCAGGTGGCAAACGATGCAAGACAAGAACAGACCGCTGCGCTTACTGATGCTGCTGTCGCTGACGCTGCTGGCGACCGGCTGCGCGTCGAAGCTGGAAGGCTGGCAGCCACGGCAAGTTGTGTGCCCGGCGATACCGGAGCTACCGAACGAGGCAAGGCAGCCACCCGCGCCGCCATGGTGCTCTCCGACCTGCTCGGCCGGGCTGACGCGCGAGCGGGAGAACTGGCAAAGGCTTATGACGAATCCCGAATAGCCGGGCTGGCCTGCGAGCGATCTCAAAAATCCTTGATTACCTCTGAGTAACGGAAAAACAAAATGGCCACTACGCAGCTGATTCAAAGAGACATGGGACGGACGATGCTTATCGTCAAAGCGAACGGCGGCACTGTGACGGTCGAGAAAAAGGCCGGCGAGAGCTGGGTGGTAACCGATACGTTCGCCAGGGACGGCGGGTATCTTCTGGAACTGGGTAGTTCCTATACCCGCATAACCCCTATTGCTGGTGCTTTCTTCGAGGTCACCCGATGAGCCTTCTGGTCAATCAAACTCCGCGCCGCCAGCCGATCCGCCGTGGCCTCGGCCTGCTCGGCGATAGCTTCTCGGGCAACTGCCACACCATCGCGGCGACGGCGTTCGGCACCGAGGCCTACGGCTATGCGGCCATGATCGCGGCGCGCACCGGCCTGTTTCCCAGCTACCTCGACAACCAGGGCAAGGTCGGCGACCACACCGGCCAGTTTCTCGCTCGGCTTCCGGCCTGCGTCGCGTCGTCCACTGCAGACTTGTGGCTGCTGCTGTCGCGGACCAACGACAGCACCACGGCAGGTATGAGCTTGGTCGACACGAAAGCCAACGTGATGAAGATCGTCACCGCGTTCCTGAACACGCCCGGCAAGTACCTGATCGTCGGCACCGGTACGCCGCGCTTCGGTAGCAGGGCGCTGACCGGGCAGGCGCTGGCGGATGCGATCGCCTACAAAGACTGGGTGCTGAGCTACGTCAGCCAGTTCGTGCCGGTCGTAAATATTTGGGACGGCTTCACCGAGGCCATGACCGTGGAAGGTCTGCACCCGAACCTCCTGGGTGCGGACTTCATCAGCTCGCGAGTCGTGCCGATCATCAATGCCAACTTCGAGTTTCCCGGCATTCCGCTGCCCACGGACGCTGGCGATATCTACTCGGCCATCCGCCCGTTCGGCTGCCTAAATGCCAACCCGCTGCTGGCGGGTACTGGCGGCACGCTTCCGGCTGGCGTGAACGCCGTGGCGGGGTCTGTGCTGGCGGACAATTACAAGGCTGTCGGATCGGGCCTGAGCGGCATCACCACGCGGTGGTACAAGGAACCGGCTGCCTATGGTGAGGCGCAGTGCGTTGAGCTGGCCGGCAACATGGCGGCGGCGGGCGGCTACATCTACGTTCAGCCCACGGCCAATGTCATGCAAGCCAATCTGGCGGCCGGTGACGTTATTGAAATGGTGTCGGCGGTGGATATTGTAGGTTCGTCGCGCGGCATATTGGCCTGGGAGGCTGAGTTGACCATCACCAAGCCCGTCAGCGGGGCCTCGACCACAATTTACTATCGCTCGATGGACAAGTACCAGGAGCCTTTCACCATGCCCGCCAGCTTCTCCGGGCAACTGGAAACCCAGCGCGGGACCATCGATCTTACGGAAACTGTCATCACTTCACGTATGGGGTTGTACCTGGCCACGGGTGTGGCGCAGGGCTCAACTGTGAAGGTCGCTCAGTTCGGGATTCGCAAGGTATAGATGAACGGGACGCTATCTGCGATAAAGCCGCCGTGCATCCCTGATTGCTGAACGATTGCGGCAGCTTGTTCGGGCACTCCGGATCTTCGACGAAGCCCCGGCCAGCGCAGGCCGTGCAGTCCTCCCGCAGGTCGAATCTGTCACAGCAGTGGAGGCACCTGATAAATATCGAGTAGCTGTGACGCTCCCACAGCGCGACGTAGGCTTTGAAGTCGTCTCGGTCAAGGGCTACTGCCGAGGCATCGATGAGCGCTCGGTATTGATCTTCATCTGCCAGGCGCTGGCAGTCCACGCCGTTGATCTGCCTGGATTGCTCTACCAGCGTTAAGGTCTGGCCGGTTTCGGTGTAGATGTAGCGACCCTCGAGCACGCCGTACTTCTTGTAGTCCCTCATGATGAGCTCGTTTTTCTCATCGAGAAAAGCGAAGTGGGTGGCATGGTATGGTGACTGATCGGCCTCATGAAGAACGTATCGGGAGTTCAGCAGGCTGCCGACTACGACGCCGCCCTTGTTGTAGGCCAGATAGTCCGACGCCTGATGCCGCCATTCATGGTTGCCTTCCTCGGTGAAGTGGCAGAAAGCAGCGCTGGCCAGTTCAAATAGCTCAAAGCGCTCCAATGGATCGACAAGCCCGCCAGCCTGCATGTCTTCGGCCATGCGTGCCAGAAACCGGTAAGTGACTGCAGGGTTCGTCCATTGCCTCCTGTCGTTGAGCCTTTTGTGCCATTCGGCCAAGGCGTCTGAGCTACTGCTCTCGTTCATGGAGGTGATTCTCAATTGCTGTATGGGCATACAGTGGTTGAGTCTTTCAGATTTGGGGAGTGGTGTTCGTCGGCAGGACGCCGGATGAGTGGTGCAGAAAGGTGTGGGGCGGACTGTAGAACGCTGTTTTGGTCCTAAAATGGTCCTAACCGACAACCTATAAACAAAAAACCCCTGAAATTCTTCAATAAATTCAGGGGTTTAGCGTGTTTCAAATATGGCGGTGAAGGAGGGATTCGAACCCTCGATACAATTTCTTGTATACACACTTTCCAGGCGTGCTCCTTAAGCCACTCGGACACCTCACCGTATCTCGACGACACGTTGTGTCTGTCGAGGCGCGCTAATGTAGTCGAAAGCTTTTCCTAACGCAAAACTTTTTTTCAGATTTTTCATGTGGTTAAGCAAATAAATGCTTATTCGCCAGCAAAAAGCCCTGGCAGGCGATGCGGCCCTTGTGTGCAGGGCCGCTTGCATAGGTGGTTCAGGCGCTGAAGCCGCCGTCGATGGTCAGGCTGGCGCCGGTGATGTAGCCCGCTTCCGGGCCTGCGAGGTAGGCGACGAAGCTGGCGATTTCTTCGCTTTTGCCGTAGCGGGGGAGTGCCATCAGCGCTTTCAGGCTTTCGGCGAATTCGCCGTGTTCCGGGTTCATGTCGGTGTCGACCGGGCCGGGCTGAACGTTGTTGACGGTGATGCCTTGCGGGCCGAGGTCTCGGGCCATGCCTTTGGTGAGGCCGATCAGCGCCGATTTGCTCATGGCGTAGGTGGCGCCGCCTGCGAAGGGCATGCGCTCGGCGTTGGTGCTGCCGATGTTGATGATGCGACCACCTTCTTCCATATGTCGGGCGGCCTCCTGGCTGGCGATGAACACGCTACGCACGTTGATGGCCAGGGTTTTGTCGAAGTCCTGCATGCTGAACTCGTTGAGCGGTGCGATGGCCAGCACGCCGGCGTTGTTGACCAGAATGTCCAGCCTGCCCAGGGTTTCGGCGGTGGTCTGCACGGCCTGGCGGATGGCTTTCTCATCGGCGCTGTCTGCGCGAATGGCCAGTGCCCGTCCGCCATTGGCATTGATGCTGTCCTGAATCTCCAGTGCGTTGACTTCAGAATTCACGTAGGTAAACGCGACGGCCGCGCCTTCCTTGGCCAGGCGGTTGACGATGGCTGCGCCAATGCCCCGAGAGCCGCCTTGCACCAAAGCGACTTTGCCAGTGAGTTTGAGGTGGTCGATCAT